AAATGGAAGAAATTCTTTTAAAAAGTCATCATGGTTTCCACGTATCCAAATAACATCTGTACCCGTTTCAGATATCTTTAAAATCTTTCTAATTATTTTTGAATCTTTTTTAGTCCATTTAGACCCACGAGCTAAAGACCATCCATCAATTATATCACCATTTAATATTAATGTATTAGTTTCAAGATTTTCTAAGAATCCTAAGATGTCGTCTTTTCTAGATGCCTTACTTCCTAAATGTAAATCAGATATAATTATAGTATTATATTTCATTATTATCTTATCATTTATATATTACCTCTGTAATAGGATCTAATGCCCCGTAAATATCAAACTTAGATTTTAATTCTTTTGCCTTATCTAAATACCATTTAGCTTTTTTAGCATCTTGTTCTAATGGTTGATTTGGTTTATCGCCCATACGCATTTTATATTTAAATGCGTTCATTTCACAAAAAGCAATTGTTTTTTCAAAACCCCAAATATCTACCATCATATCAATAACTTCTTTACTAAAAGTATTGTAATGGCTTGGGTGATTTACATGTTCGTATGTATTTTCTGTATTCATCTTAATTTGTTTTCTTGTTAAACCATCTTCTTATAATATAGCCACGAGCTATTGATAATATCGTAAATAAAATAGTAGCCATACCTAATTGGCTAAATGTATATGTAATACCTACCATACTATATATAATCGGGCTAAATATAAAAGTAGTTATAATTCCAATTAATGTATTAGTAATACTTTCTATAATTGAATTTTTCTTAGTTTGTTCTCCCATTTAATGTTTATTGTATTTAACAGACAAATATGTTCCTAACATACCTCCGATTACTGCAGGTATTAATGCCCAATGATCTGAAATATAACTTATAGCAGTAAATGCTCCGCACAACATAATAAACGCGCCATATATGGCTGCTCGCATTGGATATCCAAAGGTTATAGATTTAATGTATACACCCCAAAAATAATCTGTCAATGCCATTGTTATAAATACTAAAATATATTTTATCATTTTGTTGATTTCTTTTTTGATGATGTAGTTACTTTTTTTGGCTTTGATTTAGGTAATGGCTTATTTAAAATAATCGCCTCGACTTCTGCTTCAGAATATCCGTATTTACTTACAACCTTTACAACCCCTTCAAGATTATTAGTGTTAAACAATAAATCCAAATACTCCTCAGCCTGCGAGCGGGAACATACATATTCTTTAGCAAATATACCCATTAATAGCTCATTATACGAACTTTCTTTTTTATTCTTTATCCAAGTACTATAATAACTTTTCTTGGGCAATACGTCGTTAAAAAAGCCATATACTTCTTTAGGAGTTAACTGAGAAGAAATAGCATATCTTTGAAATTCATTACAAATATCTAAAAGATCTGGATGCATTGATAAGATCATTATAATCATATAAGGCTCCGTTGCTTTCTTTTCTTCTTCAGTTAAATCAACCCAACGTCTTTCGGTTGACGTCATTATTTTTACGAGATCAAAGACTGTTGTTGCCATTATGGTTTAGGGAATATTTCGTGATTAGGAATTGAGCCGCATGAACTACATCTAAAAGTTTGAACGGGCACAATTTCTTCAGCTCCTGAAGGTGATATTAAAGCAGACAATGTTTTAAAAAATACTACAGGAAAAAATGTATCGCCTTCGCATAATACATTATCTTCTAGTTCTATCCCACATACATAAGTAGGTTGTTCTGATATATTAATATTTAATCCTTGACCTCTTTGATTTGTATTTTGTGATTTTGATAAGTTCATTTTATTTTTTATTAAGTTCTGAAATTATTTGAGCGAACATCGCAGCTATGTTTATATCTTTATTAACAGAAAAAGAATCTTTATACTGATATTCTGCGATTATTAATATAATAGCTCCTATATGACCTGTTCCGTAAGAATCTATTTCATCATACAATACTCTAAATAAATCTGCAAAGTCCTTTATTTTAGAATCTGCAATTAATTGACGTAGCTTAGTAAATGCTTCCTTTGGATTAGATTCTGTTTTTAATATATCAATACATTGTAATGTATATGCTTTTCTTGAAGAAACAGTCTTATCAGGTACTAGTTCTCCGTTTATTGAATGCTGTTGACATAAATTAATTACTTTTCTAATATCAGGATATCCTTCATTTACAAATACAGCTACATCTTTAATATCAAAAATAATATTTTCATTGTTCAGTATTTTTACTATTCGCTCTGCAACTTCTTTTTTGTTCGGCGGTATAATTTGAAATGATTGACATCTACTTTGTATAGCTGGAATAATCCTATCTATGTAATTACATGTTAAAATAAATCTTGCATGATTACTAAATGTTTCCATTAAGTTACGTAAAGCTGCTTGAGCATTTATCGTCGTATAATCTGCTTCATCTAAAATAACTACTTTAAATTTATTAAAGCTAATAGTGCTTACAAAAGACTTAATTTTTTCTCTAATTATATCTACTGAATTTTCATCAGATGCGTTTATATATAACATCTCAAACTCAAAAGTATTTGTAATTAGCTTAGCCAAACTTGTTTTACCAGTTCCTGGAGGTCCGCTTAAAAGAAGATGCGGCATATCCATATTCTGTAAGTATAATCTGATTTTTTCTTTTATATGCTCATTTCCAATATAATCGTCGATTGTTTGGGGCCTATAGGCTTCTGTCCAAATGTCGTGCTCCTTTTTTATCATTTCTTTTTATTTAGTAGATATGTCTGTTGTAAACATATAACGATATTTCATTAATAAACGTTGCATCTTCTGACGAATTTTATATTCTTCAAATGATTCTAAATTACTACGTTCATTTGATAGTACCGTAATATCATTAACTAATTTAAGATTAGAATCTAAAGACTCATCTATAACCCAATTTACAAATTTAAAGTGCTTCTTAGAACCTGTCACATACGACGGAACTACATTATTCATATTCTTTAAAAATGAATCTTTAAGTTTATTTGTTTCTAATATTGTTTCTATATTTATCATAATATTTTATTGAACTGAAAGTTGTACTAAATAATAAACGGATGTAAAATCTTTACCGGTAAATGTTACTTTTGCTAATCCTTGATCAGACACTTCAAATATACCAGATTCGGCTGTTTTATTAGAAGATAATATTTCTTTAAAGATATTTGATGAAAAGCAAGTAGCTTTTAATGTTGCAACTGACGTGCTATTAACTTGAAACTTAATTCTATTGGTGTTTACTGTAGAATAATTAAGAACAATCTCAGTACCATTATCGTTTGATATAACTGCGAAATTATCTGCTTCAGGCATACCACTCTTAGCTTTTAAGAACTTATCAGAAAATTCTTTTGATATTTCAATCGTGCAATTAAAATCTGGTAATTTTTTAATTTTCGGAGCTGGTTCAATTACAGATAAATCAGATAAAATATATGTAATTGATGTATTAGTATCTATTAAATGTAATAAGAAACATTTATTATCTGATTTAACAATTTTAATTTCGATATTAGAATCTAACACTGTCAATAATTTTAATAACTGACCTGTATTATAAACGCCTAAATCTGCGTCTTCTATTTGAACATCTTCTAATACAACATTACCGATTACATTTCGGTCGGTTGAAATAAATGAACATACTAATTGATTATCTTTTATAGATAATTTTACGCTATCTGTAGCGCCGGCTAGGTAATATCGATTGATAAATGATATTAGTTTTTCTTTTTGCATAACTTATTTATTTTTAATTAATATAATGATTTTTCTTTAAATATCAAAAAACTCAGACATCTTTTCTTTAGTTTGACTTTGTACCCAATCTCCGCCATAGTTTACATAATAGTTTCTATATTTTTCATAGATATACATTGCTTTATCAGGATCTTCAAACATTTCTTCTAAGGACTTTAATATAATATATAAATCTTTAGGAATAACACCTAATAATAAATCTAAATCTCTGTTTGTAAATTCAAATATATCATTAAAGCCTTTATTAAAAACTAAAAGGTTTTGTAATGTAGCTCGATCATAATATTCTTGCTTGTAATCATTAATAATTTTCATTGTCCAATTTTTAGTTAAAGGAGTATGATATAATGTAGGCATATAATCATTTTCATTATACTGAATATCTCTTGATACATGTATTTGGTCCCATTTTTGCATATGAAAGTTCGGCCCTACTATAATATCGCCAAATACTGGAAATTGTCCAGGTGATGAACTATCTGTCATTAACTGTATCTTTCCACCATAATGTTTGTTTATTAATGATTGATACTTAGATAAAACAAAAAAGTCAGATACTTTCGAAATACCCAACATATGTATAAATTCATTATTACTTCGCTCAAACTCTCTTTTCTCTAAAAATAATGCAATAGTATAAATAAAATCTACTAATCTACGACTACCTCCAACACACCATCCTTTAAAATCAAAGTCTTTTACTGTATCATACCATAAATTAAATTGACTAGGATTATTTCCTTGAAGTACATTTAATAACTTTGTTTTACCTTGTTGCTTATTGGCAAAGTATTTAAAGTTATCATAACTAAAATCTAATGATTCTTGGAAACGGCCTTCATAGGACATACGCGGAGGAATATCTAAATTAGCTGCTACATCAGAATTTTCTTCTAAGAATGCTAATATTTGGTCTCTAATAGCAACGTCCCATTTAATAGCGCCTGATGCAATCTGGAAACCTCCTGAATCGCCAAATGTAAATACTTCCTCTAATCCAAACTGCGCGCGAGCATCCATCTTTTTATAAAAATGTCCTGCTGTAATTAAGAAGTACGGATGTCTAAATTCTTCTGGAAAATCTTCTGCATAAAATCTAGATGTCAATCCAGGTTCTATTTCTCTATTTTTCTTTAAAGAAGATGCCGTTCCTCCTGCAGATAAAGAAGGAATAAATAACGGCTTTCGATTTGGGTTAGGTGTTGTAATTTTTGATAAATCCATTTTATAACTTATTTTTATCTAATATAAAGATATTATTTCATATATCCTAATGTATGAACATAAAAAAAGCCCGGTTAAGGGCTAATTTTTTCATTACTATATTTATTATAATTTAGTATTAGTAAATACTTCTGGAGAATTTACATTATGATCGGTAACTATTAATAAATCTATATCATTACTGCTAGCTTCCATTTTTGTAATTTTCGTAGCCTTTTGCATGAAGTATGCTTGGATATTTAAAATTATTGAATCATCTACTATCCCTTTTAATTTACTTAATTCTCGTAAATTAATAACGTCTGATGGTTTTAGATTTGATTGACCTCCGCTATTATAGCAAACAATTGCATATTGTTTACCAGCAGCATTTCCAATAAATCCATATCCATTTGTAAACTTATCATTATTGACTCTTTGTATTTTATCATAGATCGTAGATTCTTTTAATACTTTCTTGATCTCTTCTTTGATCAAAGCTTTTAGTTCTGATTGTTTCATTATTATATTTATTATAATTATTCCTGTATATCAAAAATAATTCGTTTCATAGCTTCTACATTATAATAGTTATTATCTAAATGTTTTGCCCAATCTTCAAGGCCAACTTTATATTTATTATAATTTTCCATTCGATCTTTAATATATTCCATTATAGTTGTATAATGTTCTGTATAGTTTATATAACTTAACGTCCATTCCGAAGGATATCTCCATTGTTCTGGAACTATTTCTTTAAAGTTTAATCTATCCGGGGCTAATGGTATTGCCCCATGCATCATAGCTTCAAATGCTGTTGTAGAAGAAGAATCTATCAAATCCGTTATTAATACATACTTAGCAGATGCTAATAATCCATGATATTGAGTTTCATTGGGCATTTTATCTTCTATACATACCCATTCATATTGAGGTAATGATCGTTGAAGCTCTCGAAATATAACCATTTGCTTATCGACTGTTCCTTTATCAGCAAAAAGAATCATATCTCGTTTTTTTGTCCCTGCAA